ATACTCTACCGTCTCTCCGACATCAACCGATTAGTGCATGAGAATTATCGGAGATAGAGCATTAGCAAGAAGTGTTTTCCTACCGTTTGGCAACCACACAGAAAGAACTTGCCGAATGGTCGTCCCAAAGATACCGAGCAATCTCACAATCGCTCGGTATCTTTTTGCTGATTACTCGGTATCTTTTCGCAATAAAATGATTACATTCGCATTGTTGGTATGAGGAGTGTCTTCCATTGGAAAAAACTCCGACCTTGGGAGATAGAATAAAGGAGGAGTACTTTTTAATTATGGCAAAAAATAGATATAGAAAACTTTGGTCTGTAAAAGAAGAACTTCTTACGAAATCAAGAGAAGCCATGCTTTGCGCCGTTCAAATCTTTAATAATCCAAATATCCATTTTAAATCAGAATGTTTCATAGTACTCTCTAATATAGCTTGGACGTATCTACTCCATGCATATTATCGTGAAAATAAAATTGAATATAGGTACTTCAGGCAGATAGGAAAAATTCGACGATTTAGTAAAACTAAAAAGGGAGCACATAAATTTTGGGAACTTGAACGCTGTCTTAATGAAGACGCATGTCCTATTGATAAAGTGTCAAAATCTAATTTAATGTTTTTAATCGGATTGCGACATGAAGTTGAGCATCAAATGACAACAAATATTGACGAATATTTGAGTGCAAGGTTTCAGGCATGTTGCCTTAACTACAATACCCATGTCAAAAAACTTTTTGGGGACAACTACGGGATTGACCAGTATCTATCTTTTTCTTTACAATTCTCTACTATAAAAGAAGAACATGCAAATCAATTGAGAGAATTTACAGATTTGCCTTCAAACATATCTGCGTATATCAATGATTTTGATAATAACCTTTCCGATGAAGATTACAATGATATAAAGTATTCATATCGTGTTTTATATGTCCCTAAATCGGTGAATAGAAAAGGACAAGCAGATAAAGTAATAGAATTTATTCCAGCCAATTCACCAGAAGCAGAAGGTTTAAATAAAGAATATGTCTTGGTGAAGGAAAGAGAAAAAAGAATAATGGACAAAGATTTTATAGTTCACCTACTTTAATAGTGTGGATAGATGTAAAAAGTAGATTTATAGTAGGTTGGAGCTTATCTTGGACAGAAACAACAGAAGCAATAGCAATAGCATTAAAGAATGGAATTGAAAAGTATGGAGTACCTGAACACGTATATACAGATAATGGGAAAGCATACAAGTCAAAAGTTTTAAAAGGAACTGAAGAACTAGATGGAATATATGCAAGTGCAGGAATAGATGTAAGTCATGCAAGAAAATATAATGCACAAGCAAAACATATAGAAAGATGGTTTGTTGATTTTAAAGAAAGTTTTGCAAAGCAATTTTATACATATAAAGGCGGAAACATAGTAGAAAGACCTGAGCATATGAAAAGTTTTGCCTTAGAAAAAATAGCAAAAAACGAAATTTTAGAGCAATGGGAGTTAGAAGAAGAAATAGCAAAATTTATAGAAAGAAAAAATCATTATTATTATTTAAGTAGAAGAAATAACGGTTTAAAAGGGCATAGAGGAAAAGGAATGCATAACAGGACACCTCTTGAAGTTTTTACTGAGGAAAATCCAGTAGCTGATAGAACAATGCTAACAGAACAACAGTTAAGATTATTATTCTTGTATGAAGAAATAAGGACAGTACAGCAAAATGGTATAGAATTTATGGAGAATTTTTATCAAAATGAATACTTGTATTACCATCAAACAGAAAAAGTAAAAATAAAATATGACCCACATAATTTAAAGTATATTTATGTTTACCTTGACAGTGGAGAATTTTTATGCAGGGCAGAACAAGCTGGACTTGCTGGCTGGAAAGATGTTACAGCTATTAAGACACATAAGAAAAGATTACAAAAGATTAGAAAATTAAGTACAGAAGTTTCAAGTATTACTGAAGAAATAAGAGATGACTTAAATTTAATTTATTATAATGACAAGCAAAATATAGAGGAGGCTCAGCTTATAGAAGAAAAGAAAGAAGAAACTAAAATGATTGAGAAAAAGAATAAAGTTCACATAGGTAATGGAATATATGTAGATGTATAGGAGGCAAAGATGGATACATTAAGAGCAAGATTAGAGATGTTTTCAGAAGAAAATAATATGAGTTATGCAAAAATAGCGAAAGCTATGGGAGTGGGAGCAAGTACATTAAGTGAATGGAGAAAAGGAACATATGTAGGGGATAATGAAGTATTCGCTGAAAAGGTTGAGGACTTTTTAAGTAGACATAAAAGAAAAATGAAAAGAATAGACTTTTCAGCTGATACAGAAGTTAAAAGAAGAGTATTTCATGTACTAAATACAATTAAAAAATATGTAAGTTCAAATGTAGTGGACCAGCTAATGGAAAGTGCAAAAATTGGATATATTTTTGGAAGAGCAGGACTGGGGAAAACCCACGCTATAAGGGAATATTTAAAAATTTATGGAGGTAAGGGAGTTTTAATAACTGCTGAAAATGGAATCTCAGCAGTTGGATTAATAAGAAAGTTAGCTAAGGAATTAAGACTTGATTCAAGTGGAAATTCTGAAGTATTGAAAGATAGAATAAAAGATGCAATCAGATTCACTGAAACAATAATAGTTATAGACGAAGGAGAACATTTAAAAGCAAGTGTTATAGACATAATTAGAAGTATAGCTGATCAAACAGGAGTTGGAATAGTTATAGCAGGAACTGAAAGACTAAAATCAAATATTTTTGGACAAAGAAAAGAATATGAATACTTGTATTCTAGAGCAGTTGTAAACATGACATTAAAAGATTTAACAATAGAAGATACTTCAAACATTATAAAGCAATTTTTAAAAGGAGAAGTGGACCTGTACCAAGAAGCAGAGCTTCAAGAGTTAATAAAGTACATTAATACAATGGTAAGAGGTTCAGCAAGACATTTAGCTAACTTGTTGACATCTAGCAATGAAATAGCTATACAAAATAATTCTGAAAAAATAACAAAAGAACATATACAGGCCGCAGTTACAACACTAGCTTTATAAGGGAGGATAAAATGAAAGATAAGATTTTAACGGAAGAAGCAAAAAGAATATTGGTTGGAGAGTATGGAAAAGATGCTATAAAAATTGACAAAGAACTTAATGAGTTGGCATCTCTTTCAATAAAGAGAAAAAATTGCATTCAAGCTGTTAATAAAGGTAATTCAAAAGCTAGAGAAAGCTATATTCAAATTGATAACAAAATAAAAAAAATGGTTATAAAAATAAACGAAATTTTGGCTAATTGGTGTTAATTAGAATAGTGTTAATTAGAATTGGAGGGAATTATGAGTACATGGGCTTTAATAGGTTTATCAATAGCTTTATTAATAGCTGGTTTTAATATAGGTTATGACTGTAGACATGAAAAATTATTTTTTAATAGAAATAAAAAATATAGATACTGGGTTAGTTGCTTCTATTCTGTAAATGGAGTTGGATCTGTTGGAGGTTGGGCATTTGATTTTGATTCAGAGATGAATAGCAGTCAATTAAACGTTTTTAAAGAAAAACAGATTAAAAACTTAAAAAATCAATTTAAAACAACAGATGTAGAATTTGAAATTATTGACTTCAAAAGATTAAAGGATTAAATATGAAATTTAAAGACTTATATATAATTGATGGAATTATCTATGCTTATGAAAGTAATAATGGAGTATATGCAAAACTTGTGGATATATTCACAGGATATGAAATTTTAATTAATTTGGAAAATTTATGGAGGTTTAAATATTAAGACTAAAAAACAAATTTTAAAAGAATTAGAAAGAGTAAATAAAGAAATTGAAAAAAATAAAGGATCTAGTTTTACATTATATCCTTTAATAAAGTATAAAGAAGCATTATTATGGGTTTTAGAAGATTAAAAAGAAGGAGGTAATTATGGATTTAAAAAAATTAACAGCTGAAGAAAGGGAAACATTAAGAAAGCAATTTTTTGAAGAAGAAAGGAAGAAAGAAGAAGCAAGAAAAGCAAAGATAGAAGGATATAAAACACTTGTTGACGAAACAGTTTTAAATGCAATGGAAAAGATAAAAGGAGTTTCAACTCAAATTGGACAAGTAAAAAAAGCTATCTTTGCTGATTTTAAAAGTATCACAGAGCTAAAAGGTGAACTATATGGGGTAAATGATAACCAACAATCACATACATTTACAACTAGCAATGGAAAATATAGTATAACTTTAGGTTATAGAATGGTAGATGCTTTTGATGATACAGTTCACTCAGGGATAGAAAAGGTTAAAAGCTATATTTATAAATCAGTTCAGGATGAAAATACACATTTACTAGAAATAGTTAATTTATTATTAAAGAAAGATAAAAATGGTAATTTAAAAGCTTCAAGAGTGATGGAGTTGGAAAAAATAGCTGGTAATATAAATGACACTGAACTGAGTGAAGGAGTTCAAATAATTAAAGAGGCTTGGAAGCCTCAGAAGTCTAAAACATTTATAGAGGCATATTATAAAGATGAAAATGGTAATAAAATTAATATCCCTCTTTCTATGACTTCTGTTATGGAGGATATTAAAAATGAAGGAGATAAAGAAACATCAAATTAAATACATTCACACATTAAAGCATAAAGCAAGTTTAAAAGATGAAGAATATAGAGCACTTTTAAATAGTAAATTTAACAAGAATACATCTAAGGATCTCAGCTCTAAACAAGCTGAGATTCTTATAAAAATTTTAGAAAGATTAATAAATAATTATGCAACTGATAGACAGAAAAGTAGATTTAATACTTTATACAATAAAGTCTATTATGAAAAAGATAAACAAGACTTTATTGAAGAGTATTTGGGAAAAGGAAAAACAGAGAATAACATGAATATTCAAGAGTGCAGCAAATTAATTTATATTCTTGAAGAAATAGTAAACTGGCAGGAAAAAAGAAAATTGAAAAAACTTAATTTGGAGGGTGAAGATGTGGAAATGTAAGAAATGTGGAGAAGAAGTAGGACTAAGAAGGGGTATGTTATTCAAGTTAGATAAAAATAAAGATACTTCTGGAGATGATTTAAGTATACACGATACAGATTATTATGAATGTTCTCATTGTCATAATTATTCGTATTATGATGTGGAAGAGATAGCTGATTGGGAGGAAAACAATGAATAGAAAAAATACTAAAAAATTTATAAAAAGAATGATGAATAATTACATAACAATTTTACCTTGTAAATTGACATATATCAGTTTTGATAATGGAGAATTTCCGATGTTTACACATGAAAAACCTCTTGAATATTGTAAATATCAGGGATGGAAAATGTTAGTTGTAGTTAAAAATATTGATAGAAATGATTGTTTAAAATTTGGAGAGTGTAAATAATGAAAGAGATAAATATAACAAAACATGCTTTGATGAGATATGCTTCAAGAGTGCATAAAGCAAATATTGTAAGTGATAGAACTTGGGATATCTGGAAAAAAGCAAATGAAGAAAAAATTCAAGAATTAGAAACAAATTTAAAAATTGAATTAGGAAGACTAGAATATATCTGCACAGCTTCTTATGATAAACATAAAAAAGCTGAGTTCTATATAAATGAGGATAAAATGATGACTTATGTAATTGTTGAGTCAAGTTTAGTTACTTGTTATCCTATAAATTATGAATTGGATGCTGAAGGAAACAAGGCAATTTTAAATATCTTACTAGAAAACTTAAAAAGAGCTAAAATTGCTGAGGATAATTTTGAAGATAATTATTTCAAAGAAAGAGATAATTTAAAACAAGAAAAAGAATTAATACAAGCTGAGATAGAGCTTTTAAATTCTAAATTGAAAATAGCTGAAGAAAAGATAGTGAGAAGTAAACTAGCTTTATAAGGAATAAAAATGGAAAGTAAAGAAGTTTTAAAACTTATAAGAGAAGCAAAAAAAGGGAATAATGAAGCTATTGAAACATTAATTGAAAGGTACTTGAATACTGTTAGAAAGATTAATCATAAGTGGGGGAACACAGATGATGGATTTCAAGAAGGAATACTTGGAATCTATCAAGCAATTAAAACTTATGATGAAAGCTATAATACAAAGTTTATGACACATCTATATTTTCATATAGAAGCAAAAATTAGAAAATTTATAGATAAAGAAAGATATAGAGTACCTCAGTATGTAATAGAGTCAATAAAAAAAGGAGAACAAGAAAGGTTGTATTTTTCAGAAATTGAAAATTTTGAAATTG